GTCCTTGTAAAACCTGGATGGCTTGGTTGGTAACAGAACCTGAACTATTAGCCACAGGATTAGCAGTGGCGCTAACACCGCCAACGTCCGAAGCGCGTACTGCTGTGGGGAGTAGTGCATTCGCATTGAGTAATACTAATAGAAGGTAGCTTAGTTGCTGAACGTTGACGTTGTATCTGTGACGCTTTGGATCTCTGTAACTCTCTGAATTATTGTCTGGTTGACCATTCCGGGTGCTCGATATGTTTCGGTAAATTGAAAGCTTCCACCAGGATTTGCTATTGTCCAATTGGGTTTGTTTGCAGCATCTAGACCCGTCCATGTCGAAGTAACGCCTTGAAGAGTGTTGCTATTTCCTGTTACTGAATCAGGAGAAATACTTGCACCTGAATGCTGAACATTTGTGCCGGTCACAGTATACTGCCACCCTGTTTGGTAATCAATTGCATTAATTGTCTCTGTCACTTTCGATGTAGTTTCCGTATGGCTAGTCATACCTCCTTGCGTGAAGTTTGGAATGACGGGAACTGCCCCAGCTTCAGGTATAAACAGTAATGATAGTAAGGTTAATAAGCGTTTCATAGTAGCCCATTAGTCTCCTATGACAACCTCGCTTACAAATTGGCCCGTAGCCGTAGTACCAGCTCCTCCAGCGGTTAGTGTAACCACGCCTGCTGAAGTAATTGTTCCTGCCAAACTACCTGCAACACCACCAGATTGGGTCGTTTGTACTCCATATGCTGGCATATCTGCGACAACTCCCGCCGTAACGTCAACACCTGCACCCATTGCTGATATGGCGTCTCCTTGCGTGAACGAAGTCGAAAAACTGAAGGCCGACCCGGCGGTATTAACGTCGTAAGTACCAACGTCAAGAGTAGGGGCTGCAGTGGCACTACCAGCAGTTAGAGCACCAAAATGACCACTATTAGATGTATCCACTTTTATATTCGATCCTGACACTGTATATGTGCTTCCAAGCCTAGTTCCACTTGTTGCTGCGCCTGCTACAGATAGCTGAGTACTTGTTGACAATCTGTGAACGAGATCTGCTTTTACCGGAGAGGCACTAAACAGTATTAATAATGGGATTAATTTCCACATGATGAGTAAGACTTCTTTGGCGCAATATAAGTTTACCTGAGGTTAAACTTAATACGTATTGCTACTATACGATGCCTGAGAATGTAACTAAAGATCCTATAAAAGAGGATAGTTCTAAGAAGAAAAGTGTTCTTGGAAAAATGAAAGATGCTCTTCTTCCAGATCAAGAAGAACAAGCTGCAATCATATCTACAGGCGTGAGAATCGTAGTACTTGGGTGGTCCGGTGCGATCTTAACTTTAAACTACGTTTCCATCCCAGGAATCCCTCAACAAAAAATAGATCCAACTTTTATAGCTTCAGTGTTCACAGGGGTTTTGGCCAGTTTTGGAATTGCTACAGCCTCTAAAAAGGGTGATGGCACGATGAAAATGAATGGTGATAATAATGGCCAAGTTAGTAAGAAAGATATGGAAGCAATGATTCAAAAAGCTGCTGCTAATGCTGCTGTACAAACTATTAGAATTGAGCAAGCTCCATTAGTAATTAAAGCTGAAAGTCCTAATTCTAAAGAACAGACTAACTATCCTATGTAATCCATATGAATCATGAAAGAATTAAATTCCGTATCTTACAAGATGGAACTGTTGAAGAAACAGTTGAAGGAATAAATGGTTCTTCCTGTGAGAAAATAACAGAAGAGTTAGAAGAAAAATTAGGTAATTTACATCACAGGATCCATACATCAGACTATTACAAACAAGAGGTAGAAAATGTCGCATTTCAGCACAATCAAAACTAAATTTAAAGACCCAGATCAGTTAGTAGAAGCTCTAATTGATATTGGGTTAGACGATGCTCAGCATGAGCAATCCGTTATGGTTGTAGGCGATAAAGAGCATGCTAAAGGACATCCTAATGTTGAGGTACATATCACTGCTGGTAATGACATTGGATTCCGATGGAATGAAGAAACAGAATCTTATGAATTAGTTACCGATTTACAATCATGGGATAGAAATTTACCGGTAGAGAGATTTTTACAGAAATTACATCAACATTATGCTTTTAAAAATATATTACAATCTACTAAAGAGATGGGATATAGCGTAGAAGAAGAGCACTTTACATCAGATGGTGCTATTGAATTAGTCGTAGGAAGATGGAACTAAAAGAATTAGATCCAGTAAAAGTTAATGAAGCCCTCAATGATATTCGTCCATATATTGAAGCAGATGGTGGATATCTTGAATTTGTAGAGATTGATTATGTAGAACAAGGCCCTGTTGTTAAAGTTCGTCTACATGGAGCATGCTCTACATGCGCTATGAGTTCTCAAACATTAAAAATGGGAATTGAAAGACATATACAGAATATTTTTCCAGAAATTTATGAAGTTGTTCAAGTGTTGTAATATGTGATCAGCATTTCATCTTCATGTGCCGAATCTTCATTGGGGATGGGTTTCTGTGGTGTCCAAGAACCATACTTGGTTAAAGAAGCGTCCTGTCGATGTAAGTGATCTTGAGTCCGATGAAAAAGCTAAGGTATGCCCTGCTAGGCCAATAAGACGTTGTAAAGTTCTAGATCGTAAAAATGACCATACACAGTTAGAAACAGGTTTAGGGGAGTGGTGGATTTCTGATGATCATTGGTATGGTTTAACTGATGAGACGCCAGATGTTCCTTATTCAATAGATAGAGATTTGATCTATTTGAAGGACTTTCCTTACTTCTACCAAGAGGCAGATAAGTGGGAAGATAGCCCAGTTTTTACTTTTGCTATGTGTTTAAAATATCTTAAAACACCAGGTATTAACGGAGTTATGGACTATTTAACTGTACTTAATAAGCATGGTAAACGTACATCTAGAGACGCAAATCTGAAGGCATTAGTCGAATTTGGTAAAAAGGCTACTTTTACTTATTCCGCTGATCCTCAAGATATTAAAGATGAGATAAATAGAGGTTTACCAGTAGCTGCTAGTCTTCTGTCTAAGGGAGATATTACAAGGCCAAATAAAGGAATGCATCTTGTAGCTATTACTGGATATGGTGATGGATACTGGCTAGTTCAGGATCCTTTTGGAGAGATGGATTTAATTAATGGGTTATGGTCGGATAGAAGTTCTAGTGCTGGTCGTAATGTTAAATATAATTTTGAGCAGATGGATAAGCGTTTATTCGTTAGTGGTGGAGCATCCGGTTGGTGTTGGGTTAATTTCCGAAAATGTTAAGGTAGCCTTCAAAGCTTTGGACAGTTATACTCATTTGAGATGTTAATTTCCATTTTCGAATCATGACCGACGCTCCGAAATCATTAGATGATCAGTTACAAGATCAGCGTGAGCAACTAGAGACAACAATAAAAGATCTTGAAGCTCAACTTATGCGAGCTAAAGAAGCTTATTTAAAAGTTTTAGGTGCTCAAGAGTTTTCTGCAATTCAAAAACAGCAAGCTGTAGCAGCTGAAGAAACCACCACTACCGAGGTCGTAGACCCCTAGAACCATGTTAGGCGAGTTGAACAAAAGCAGATATAAGGCCCTCGAGTTATTAGCGGAGCATGTACGTGCTCCATCTCGTGAACTATCCATTAACGCAATTGTCAGTGATATTAGTGAAGAAGATCTTCGCTGGGTCACTGATCGTATTCATTATTATCTTCTCAAACTTTTAGAGGATGCGGATGATCCAATAGAGGAGGAAATTATAACTATTTCAGAAGAAGCAGAGATTTGTTAAACTGAAGTATTGGATTAATTATTTTTTCTCGTGGAACCTAAGCGCGATCCCTATGATTTTTTACGTGAAAGAGCGTTAAAAGTTGCTGATGAAATGGAAGATCATAGAGCTGAAAGAGACGTAAATATTGGACGTCGGGCAATTGCAGGTGAAAAGCCAGCTACTGTCAGAGAAAAAATGAATGACAGAGTCATAACTACTTAAATTAAAGCCCAACTTCTCCACCATTTAGTTATTACATACTTATTACCTCTTACTGGAGGTAAAGCTTCGTGCATGGTTTTATAGTTAGGTTTTCCATTATGATATAAATTATTCCATGCAAGTAGAAGACCTTGTTCGGGCTGAACTTTTAGATTAAGACGTTTGAAATAAGTTTCTCCTCCCTCTTCAACGTCATTTAGGTAAATCATTGTTGTCCATGTACGTTGCCCCATCCATTCGCAATATACTTGGTATTGTTTTTTACTCCTCGGTGGGAAGAAATCCCAATGCTCTTTATAGTATTGACCTGGACTATATTTTTGGGCTTGTAAAGCTTCTCCTAAGAAAGGATCCAACTCCATTAAGTCTTCTAGCTTCTCGTCTAAATCTAAAATTAATTCTGCTGGAAAGTCGTGTAAATCTGCTGTTTCACTAGTTCTATAGTCAGACGTTAAAGCTGAATCAGTATCGTTTGCAAGAGTAGATTTTCTAGTAGATTTATTTATACATTCAATTATGTCTTTACATTCTCCAGGTGAGAGGAATTCATTATACGCATACATTTGTGTAAAGGGATAGTTAAGTTTATCCGCCTTTTCTTCTATGGGATTGTCATAGAAAGCTCCATAGTTAATCCAGTCAGGTTCCTCTTTGAAGTTACATAATTGAACTAATTCTTCAATATCATGATCACTTAGTTCGTAGGCTTCTTTAAAAGATCTTAAGAGTTGTTTCTTAGTAACACCACATAATGCAGATCTAGTAAGAGGTTTGACTAATGACGCTAATTCAGAGGTATTCATTTTTAAGTTCCATTACTCTTAGAATATGTAAGTGTAACTATATGTGCAAGTGGAGTTAGTTGCTCTCAATTTTATAGTACTATTTGGAGGAAGCTACGGAATAAGTACGCTTCTTCTTACTCGTAGTGAAAGGAAACGCAGTGGTAGCCGTTCTAGGCGGGGAATTGCAGCGTCAGTTCATCGCTGGTAATATAAAGATAAGGTTCAAACTTTTTATGGATGCATTAGAGCTTCCGGTTGACGTAGAATTCACGATTCACGCTGCCTCTCTAGCGATTCAAAATCTGGATCGCGCAGATCTAGAGGAGGCTTTCGTTGAAATGCTCCACCAAAAAGCGTTAGACAAGCAGATGTTTTTTAACATTCTGAAGGACCACGGCATTGATGCCGACATTAAATTCAACATCTCCACGATGGGACAGATCTCCTAAATACCATGGCTACTCGCACCATTGAAGGCACTCTAGACACACAAAGCGTTGACGCTGGCTCTGAGATTACTTATCTCGGTTCTACAGCTGCAGCAAATCCTGGCGAAGCTATTAGAGGGTTTCGTATAAATCCAGGTGGTACTGGCGATATCAAGGTAACACTTGACCGCAGTAACTCCATCAATACTATGGAGATTTTCCAAGAGGATGCTTATACAGGTGGAACTGCACCCACTGGATATAAAAAATTTACTAATATTGCTAGAGATGGTAAAGGTAAGGGAGCAGTCGGGGTAACAGTAACTAATGCAGCCAAGAATTATATTGTTCTCTTGAAGTTAGACGGCTATTCTAGTGTTAGCTACAGCGGAAGCGTTGTCGTCCCATAAGAAAAAGAAAGTTCAAGATAGGTGGAAAGAACATCCTTTTCTCACTAGGAAAGGTATTAATTTAATAAAAGCTCATTCATTGCCTCGTACTCACATCGGTATGGGGCGTTATGCTGCGTATAAGGACTATGGCGAGGATATTTGGCGTATTGGATATGGAAGTACAAAATTAGGTAAAAGATGGCTTAGTGCTTCGGATAAGGCTACTAGGGAGGAAATTGATTTACAACTTGAAGAAGATTTAAAAGAGTTCTCGGATCTAGTAGCTAAATATGTTTTAGTACCTTTGAACGTGAATAGGAGGGCAGCTGTTCTTAGCTTTGCTCATAGCATTGGAATATCATCGTTAAAGACTTGTCGTTTATTAGAACTAATTAACAGTTCTGCCAGTAAGAACAAGCTTATTAAGGAGTGGAGTCCTTATATCAACAGAATTTGGATGTCTGGTGGGGATCTGATGAGAGATAGACGTCGGGTTGAGCTTGATACCTATTTTTCGGCGGATAAGGATATTCCCACTCTTGTTCCTCATCGCTGTCGGTTGAAGAAATGCTTATTAAATCTCCCTGAGACTTATACTGGGGCTCCCAATCAGTTGAAAGCAATTGAATATCTTGAGAGAAAGTTACTTCAGTGGGATCCTTCTGAAGAGACTCTTCGTCAGTTTTTCCGTTATTGGACTCAGAAGCCCACTGGTCTAGGATCTCCGCCGCCTCGGGCTCGAAATGTTTGAGCATATCTAGTGCATCCATTAATTGGAGTTCAGGAGTGTAATTTTCTATGAAGGTTTTGTACTGCATGAAGGGAGAGCTTTTGGTTGGTCTGTTTGATTCTTTAAACCTATTTTAAGCAGTACTAAATAGCCAATTAAGTCCATAATGACGTCTTCATCCTCGCCAATCAACCCCGCTCCTTTCTGAATTCGGTTTATTTTGTCGTCAATTCTGACTAATAACTGTTCAACTGCATT